GCCGCCAAAAACGCGCGCCGCGTCAGCGTCGAGTTCGGTTTCGAGTAGCGCGACACCTTTTGCAACCACGGCTTTGCTGGCCACCATTGGCGCTTTAGCAATGGCTTTGCGGCGGGCCTCAAAATCGCTCATGTCGATGCGGGCCGACATCATTGTGGGCAGGCCTCAAAGCGCACCAATAGGCCAAAGGGATCATCGTCAGCGCGTGTGCTGGGCGTGCCATCGACGCGCCAGATGCCCGCATATGTCGTGCCAACCGGAAACGTCAGCGTGTCATCCTCCGCCAAATTCAGCGGCAAAGACCCTGCCAGAATCGCCCCATAGATGCGGCTTGATCGAACGGGCGTGTTCAGAACCATATCGCCCTCGAAAGGGGCGCGTTCCATTTGCACAGCGACATTGGCCGACGCCCCGCCACCAAAGCGCGCCCACACCGCCGGATGAGAATCAGCCTTAAAGCTGGCCGCGAGCATGCGAGACGCGGCGGTGTGAACACGTGACATGGTGACGTCAGTCAGGCCTAAAGGTGTTTAGAAATGCTTGCCGCGAACCGCGGGTTCATAGTCGGGATAGTCATCCATGTCATCGGCAGGGACATGCGCGACCCCGCCCGTTGTGGAGACGATGACCATATTGCCATTGTCGAGCCAGTGATTCGTGCTGGCCTTGCGACGCGCGCTTTTCTGAGCCGGAACGGCAGGGGCTGGATCGGTGTTTTGGTCCAGATCGAGGTCTTCGTTTTGAGTTTCAGACATAAGTGATTTCCTTTGACGCGTGTTTCAAGAGCGGGTAGGCCCAGCCCCATTTCGGGGGCTGGGCCTAACGGATTATGGAGCGGCGATGGTTGCAATGCCGTCGAGAACGACCTCAACCGTCGGCGCGGCGGAGATTGCCGCCGCCCCGGCTGCGCCGATTGGAAACAGACCAGTGGCCGTTGCCGTTGCAACTTGCTTGGTGGTGTTGTTCCACCAAAGGCGAGCACCTTCAGTGATGGCACCGGCTGGCTTTGGAAGGCTAACGATGCCAGTCCGGCGGGCTGCAAATGAGCGGGTTGCGGCTGCTGTGGCAATTGCCACGCAGAAGATCGCACCAATCACATAACCGACGCCCGTTGTGACGCCGCCCGCTGGCGCTGTCACAGTGATCTGATCGCCAGTGCCTACATAGTTTCTCATGGATGAATTCCTTTGTTTGGATTGTGAAAGACCATGAGGCCAAGGCTCTTAACCTTGGCCCCACGCGACAAAGTGCAATTAGCCGGTTTGCATGACCGCGCCGCGCCAATCGAGACAGGCGGCCGCAAATACAAGACGGGCTTTGATTTCAACGCCCGACAAAACGCGCGCGGGGAGCTCTTCGGTGATGAGCCCATCTTCGCCTTCAAGGTAGGCATAGATGAACGCACCCATGGCCTGCGGTCCAAGCCCGTACCAGTTGGTAGTGCTGTTGTCGTCGAGCATGGGGTCGATGATGGGGATCACGCTCTTGAGGCTGCCGAGCACCAAATCGGTGCGGGCAATCGCCGCGCCGTCAGCCTGCAGACCCGTGATCGTGCCCGCAAACAATTGGTCCAGGATGGTTTCGTGAGTGGTTGGTGCCAACACGAAGTTGAACGGCATGTTGATGCGATTGCCGCCTGCTGTGGCTTGGGGGGCATCGGTTTGCAAGCGCAAGGCTTGGCGAACCGCACTCAAGCGGGCGACGTTTGGCGCGCCGGGGGACGTGGTGATCAGGTTACGGTGAGCCGCGTTGAACAAAGAAATGCCGTCGGCCATGATCGGGCCGGTCGGCGTAAACAAAGAGAAGAAAGCCCGACGCTCTGTCGCCAAAGCCATCGCCGCCATCAGTGGTGAAATTGATTGGAACGCGCCCAGATCATCATTCACCAAGGCCTCAAACGTGATGGGAATGATTTCTTCAAACTTATCGAGCGCAAAGGTTTCAGGCAATTCTGCCATATCCTTGCGCTTAGGCTCGCCGCCTTCTGGCACCCGACGCATTTCGCCAAGACCCGTCAGACCGATGGAGGTTTGAGTGCGGAAGTCAGCAACCGAACGACGCTGTGCCACTTCGCGATAAATGGCGGGCTGAGCTTCGTACAATTCACGCAATGTGCGGCTGAGTGCACCACCCAAAAGATTGGGGAAATCACTCGTTGACAAAGCCGAACGAAGAAGCTCGTTTCTGCTCATGCCACGCGTTGCAACATTGTTGGCGCGTAGGCAGTCCTCTGCCAGACGCTCAAACGACATGCCGCGAAACTCACGTGCCGCAGCAATCTGATCAGCGGTACGGTTGCGCGCAAGGCTGGGCTGTGCCCGGAGAATAAGGCCGTTCATGGCGCGCTCACGGAAAGTTTGGCGCTCATCTGTCAGGACACGAGCCGAGGTGCCGTTTGGCACTTGTGTGCGCTGCTGGTTGGCCGCAGCGGTGAGGATAGCGGCGCGCACGGTGTGGACTGTTGCACCCGGGCGGAGCATGGCCGCCTCAGCGATTGGCGCGACGCCCATGGCTTCGGCTTGGCTGCGCAATTGCAGCGTGACTTGGACCGAAAGGCCGCCGTCTTCACCAGCGGAGACTGTACCCGTCGCACCTTCAACCATGGTTGGGGTGGTGCCAGCGGACGCTTCTGCAGCAGGTTCGCCAGCCGCCGCGCTGCCACCGTCATCGCGGGTCTGCATCGGTGCCGGCACAACAACTTGATTGCTGTCTTGGCGCGTTTGGCCGGCCAACGCGTTGCGAATGGCCGCAGGCATGGCAGGCAAAATGGAAGCCGGTGCCACGGGTGCCGCAGACGCCGCGCCGCCTTCCTGATTTCGAGTGAGGAGCGCACCGGGGATGGCCGACAATGCCAGTGCCGAGGCGCTCACGAGAGCTTGTCTATTCATGGTCAAAGACCTCCATTGGTTGGTTTGTGGTGCGCCGTGATTCTCCAAACAGGGGATGGGGCAGCGCGCCCCAATTCAGCTTACCCATCCATGGTCGGGCGAACCGCGACAGGTCTGGGATAGTGTCCAAAGACGTGACTTCGTTGATCTCAAACCGTGAGCCAGAAACGGGGTCAGCCGGGACCGTGACGAACGACAATTCGTTCAAAGCCCAGCGCGTGATGTGGACAATCGGCAGGCCGCTGTCGGCATAACCGGCGGCAATGGCCTCTAGGGGTTCATAGCCAATCGAAACTGCGCGCAATGTGCGGTCAAGATTGACGCGGCGCGCGACGTCCGAGCCCATGGGGCCGCTGTCAAATCGCCCCGACAAGATCAATTGGCCCGCTTCAAAACTGGCAGCCTCGACAATGCCCAGCAGACAATGCGGGAAGCCATAGCGGTCGTGATTGGCCAGAAGCGGGCAAATCCCATTGGTGACCCGTGACAGGTCAACCGCTTCAGGTGTGCAAATCAGCACTTCCTCATAGCTGCCTTCCCATGTGTGGCGCACCACAGGATAGGACGTGGCCGCGAGCGCCTCAAAGGTCATGGGCATGCCAGCGGGCGCAGGCGACAATTGCGACACATCGGCATAGCGGACGCGCCCTTGATGGGTGGCCATCACTGGAGTCGGGTGCGGGTTCCGCTGCGCGGACGCAGCAGGCAAGGTCTTGACCATGTTCATGGATTAGGCTCCGGGCGGGAGAGAGAGAATTTCAGTGGGTTGCATGGAACCGCCGCCGCCTGTCCGGCGCGGATCGGTATCAAGAATGATGCCCGCTTGATCCAAGGCGTCATTGGCGCGTTTGATTTCGGCGATTTGATCTTCCAGCGTCGTGCCGCGACCACCCAGTGCATCGGAATAGGACGTGAGGCCGCTGCGAATTTCAGCAATTTGCGCCGTCACATCTTTGAGCGGATCGACATTGGGCGATAGCGGCGGGGTGTAGACGGCCTCACACTGGGCCACGATTGCCGCCAATCGGGAATCTGTGCTCTCAATCATCAGCGCGGCGACCTGCATTTGCCGACGCCAAGCTGGACGGATCATGCGCGGGATCAAGACCAGCCACTGCCACACGGCAAGCATCGCGTCATAATCGAGCTTTGAGGCCCGTAGGCTGGAGTAATTGGCTTTTTCAACATCGCCGGTCAACACATGGCGCGGCATATCAAGCCCTGCAGCCAGCGCCGTCAACTCAAACTCCATCTGCGAAACCAGTTGAACACCAAGACCGCCCGGCGTGAAGGCTTCAATGCTTTCGCCCGGCTTGCCCGTCCACACAAAACCGGGCTTGAGGTCTGCCTGACGCTGATTATCCTCGTCTTTGGTTTCAGCGCCCAGAGGCTGGCTGTCGTGGGTGCCGGAATCCTCAACCTTGATGACCATGCCGACGAGCGACTGCATGACGGCCGCCGTCGCGCCATACTCGGACAAGTCTCCCAAAAGCCCAAGTTTGATCGCAACCGGCGCAAAGGCCGACATGCCGCGCACTTGGCCTGGACGCAATGGCTGATAGACGTGATCAATGAGATCAGCGGGTATGCGCTTGGCTTCCAAAAGGTGGAGATGCACATCACCGGGGTGAGTTTCAAACATGTGATAGGCGGCGCGTCCTTTATCGGGCGCAAATTCAATGCCGGATACCGCCGTATTGCCTTTTTCAATCACGGTGTAGCGTGACCCCATGCCCGACGAGACTTGGCTGTCAATGTAATCGCCTTCTAACACCTCTGCGATCTGAGAGGGCAGATTGCCGCGTGGCGACCAGCGAACCAGACACTCACCACTTTCACGAAAAGCCCGCGCCGCGAGGCTTTGCAGGCCATACCAATCACCGCCCATGATTGGATCACAATTGTCGGCGAACCGCGCAAAGGCATCATTGCAAATAGCCTGCACGCGGGCGCGCTCGTCAGGCGACAGCACGCGGCCATCAAAAACTGTCGGCGCTTTGGCGCGCGCAAAAATGCCCGTGCCGACAAGATGCGCGGCGCTTTTTGAGACCGCCGACGCGGCATGGGGGTTATCGCGAACCAGTCGGCGCGCCTCGTTTCGCACGCGCGCCATATCTCTTTGAATTTCACGATTGGCGGTCGCATTGGTTGCCCGCACGGCATTGCCACTCATCTTTGGTTTGGCGGCGGCATAGCCCCGCGCCATGTGTTCAAACTGAATGCGCGAAGCCAGACGACGCTTCGCAGCCTGCGGATTGACAGACGCCAAAGCGCGCGTGAACCAGCCAACATTGGCCGTGCGATCACTCATGAAAACACCCGAACGTTGAGGATGCGGGAGGGGCGCGCGCCGTCAGGCTGGGAAAGACGCGCCAGATCACGTTCCAGCTCGCGCTTGGCTTTGATCAGATCGTCGATGCCCCGATACTCAGTCGTGCGACCGGCATAGGAAACCTTGAGCTCGCCGCTGGCAATCGCACTATTGAGGGCCGATAGGCCTTCATTGATTTCAGCTTCGGTCAAAGAATCCTCCGATCTTGGTCAGGGTTGGACGGCGTGGGGCCGCAGGTTCTGGGTTTGGGTTTTGCGGCAAGGCCACGACAGGCGCGACACCAATCTGCGACATCATCATTTCCAGCATCGGCGGCGCGTCTGCTGTCTCTGGCGGCTTGGCGCGCGCTATGAATTCGCGTTGCCAGCGACCGGCATCCCACGATTGGGTTTGGTGCCAGTGAAGACCAAAGGCCATGCGGCACATATCCAATTGCTCATTGGCTTGGCCGACCGCGCGCTGCCACGTACCACGACCATGCGGGCGGGTAGCGGGGGGCGGCACATAGCGCTCTGCCGTCAGTTGCTTGACATGCTCTAGGCTTGTGTCAGCGGTGAGATAAATTCCACCGGGAATAAACTCCTTTTCCTCCGCGGCCATGATCGAGGCGCGCAACGCGCCCGCAATCGCCGATTTGGTCTCATGGTTGGCCATGAAATACAAAGTCGTGGACACTGTGCGGCCCGCCAGCTTTGCCCGTGCCACTTTTGGTGCGCGCCAGAAGTAAGTCGTTTGAGGCTGCGCGCCCGTGTCGCCCTTCATAGCATAAAGCCCGGCGCGACGACCGACGAACCCATAAACCTGCGGCGTCACGCCCTCTTGGCCACCCGAATCAATGCCGATGCCGTCAGCCGCCAAATCGATCAGATGGCGAGACGGCCACTTCTTTGGCACGATATCGGCGTCCAGTTTCTGCCATACCGCGCGACGGGTTGGATCGCCCTCGATTTCGCCCCAGTCGAAGCGAGCACCCGACATTTGAGGCCCCCACGCATAAGCCGCCCATTCCAGACGATTGCCCTGTACATCGACGCCCAAAGTGATGCGGCATGCCCAGGACGGCACCATCCCGCGTTCACCACAAAACTTGCCGCGCGCTGCATAAAGGATTTCGGCATCAGCGCTTTCGGTATCGGGATCCCACGCGCGGCCCAGCTTTTGCTGAGAAAAGGTTTTCTTGGCGGCGATATCGCCCGCTTCGGCGGCGCGGCCCTCTGCAATCAAGCGGCCCCAGCCCTTAAAGGCGCTGATTAGCTGGTTGAACGTGAAACTGGGATCGCGACCAGCGCTTGTGCGCCCGTGCCAGTGATCAATTTCTGCGTCTGGAATGATTTCAGGCGGGCTGGGGTTGGATTGGCTTTCCTGACCATCCTCATTCAGCACTTTGTAGACTTTGATCCAGCGGCCATTGGCGCGGATGCGGTTCTTTTGCGCCTCTGGTATCGGGAAACCGCATGATCGGCAAATCAGATGCGGCGCGCCTAGATCGTCATTCAGATCCTCAAAGCGCCAATCGGTCCAATCCGTGCATTGCGGGCATTGATGGTAGCGGATGCGATAATCGCCCGCCTCTAGCTTGGCGGTGATCTGGCAATCGGGCAGGGTCTTGGGCGTCGAGGTGAACAGAAACTTGGCGTTGTACTGCGCATCGGCGCGCACCATCATTTGGTCCATTGGCGAACCGCGACCGCCGACATCAAGCGGCCATTCGGCGACCTCATCGCCCCAGCCTTTTCGGTTGGACTTGGCCTGTAGACCGCGCGACGAGCTGGCGGTTGTCATCGAAATGTTGCCCCCCCGAAAGCGCTTCGATGCGGCATTACTCCCTGCGCCGCTTTTCTCGACAAGGCCCAGAACTCGGTGTTTAAGGGCGGGGCTATCGTCGACCATACCTTGGAACTTGGTACCCGTAAATTCTCGCAAATCGCCAATGGTCGAGGTCGCAAACAGGAACCCGCACGGATCGTCGATGATCGTGTGAGCCATGAAATTGAGGCCGATTTCGGTTTTGAAAAGTTGAGCCGCGCCGCACACGGTGACAGTGCGACACGGGTGCGTTTCGTCTAGGCAATCCATGATCTCGACAGCTTCCGGATAGACGCTGTTGTCCCATTTGCCAGGGCGGGCGCTGCCTGATGCGGTACCCACGTGGCGTTCATCTGCGGCACATTGGGCGATGGACCTGAAAGGCGCAGGCGTTGCCGCTTGTGCGAGCGCCGAAAACAGCACGAAGGTGGCGCTGGCGAGGCCTTCGATGGCGGTCATGCCGTGGCGAGCTCTAAATCGGAGCCGTCAAACACAGGCAAGGGTTGATCATCTTGGACTTGGGCGCATTCGAGCATGTCGGTCGCGAATTTGGACATGGCCTCGGCGCGATAGTTGCGGATAAGGCGCGCGATAGCGGTGCGGTGCATCGGGTCGGCTTGCGTGACCTCTAGGATGGCGTCGGTCAGCGGGTGCTGGCGCGATTCTAGCGCGAGCTGCAGGCGGCTGACGGCCTCCATCGCGCGCGGCTGGACCAGTTTTACGGCGATTAGCTCGCCTTTTTCCTTGGCGAGGGCGAGGGTTTCGCGCTCTAGGCGGACGGCATCAAACTTTTGGCGGTCCGTTGGCTGATTGGCGATTGGCTGGTCATTGGCTGGTGCTGGGAGGCCTTGCAGCTTGGCAAGTGCACCTTGGCGAAGCTCCTCATTCATCGCGCCTGCGAGGTTGGCCAGCGACAGAGCTGCGTCAACGCCACTAGCGTCATAGGCCAACCGGCCATCGACCTTCCACTTCGTCACCATTTGCTTTGTCACACCGCACAAAGCGGCAAACGCGACTTGGTTCACTTAGGCCCTCGCCCAGCCCTGACCAGTCAACCAGTCAACCATTTTCCAAAACCCCCGCACTATCAAACCCACGGGGTCTTCGACTTGCCGCTTTATGAGCTGGGGGAAAAAGGACCCGTGATGGGGGGTGGGGGTGTGCACTGTGGGGTCCTTTCGTGATTGGGGTTAGCGGGAATAGGCCCGTGACGGATGGTCAGGGGCCTTTGAAACTCATAGCTTCGCTTTAGGGGAGGAACGACGCGAAGTCGCCTCAGGATTGGCCGTCCACTCATTGGGGATCAGGTTGCCAGTCGTCCTGAATCGCTCATAGACGCAACTCTGATTCCACGTCAAGAACGACAGACGCAGTCGCACCCATGATTTCAACATCAACGGTCGCGGTCTCAACCATGCCGCCTAGCGAGACTTCACGCAAAACCCCAATGAAACCAGCAAGAGCGCCCGAATTGATCAACACAGGCGATCCTATAGACGCGAGCAGTTTTTTTGCAGCGGCTCGCCCCTCATCCCACTCTCCACTAATCTCGCTTGACATCATGGCCTCAATGAAGCGCTGGTCCACACGCGCTGCAACACCCCCACTTGACACGAATGAAAGCGCCTTAGACGCGCCGAGCACATCCGACATAGCCGTGACAATGGGATCAAAACGGACAAACACATATCCCTGAAACACAACGCGCTTGACCTGCTTCCTCCAGCATCCAATCTTCAGCGCTTCCTTGCGTTTGACCCTTTGGCAGATCGTCCGCATCGGCGCATATCCCCTCACCCCATGCATGGCCTCCAAGCCCGCGAGCGCCTTGGTTTCGGCGCCCGACATAACCGCCAGAACGTGCCATCCGCTGCGTACCCGCCCGACATTTTGCATCCAAATCCCCAAGTCACATCATAAAGAAAACCATTTAAATCAATAAGCTAAACAGCCTCACCCTCCCTGCCCTGACACCGTGACCCGCCAGCCTTGCTCAGCCAGCAGCGCCCCGAATATCTCGCGGACCTTGTCAGCCGTCAGGGCATTGACGACCACGATCAGATGATCGGCGACACGGCAGACGTTGCGGCGCGAGAGCCATGCGCGGGCCTCTTCGCTTTGGCGGCGGGCCACAATCGCGACCACAAGACCCGCCCAAGCCTCATAGCCGGGGTCGTTAGGCGACACGACCGCCAGCTCTGCGACCAGTGGCTCGCACTCAGCGACCATCGCAGACCCATTCCCAGATGGCTTTGCCAAAGATCGCGCTAGCCCAGACGGCACAGGCCCCTTCCCATTCGAAGCAGGCCAGCGCGCATCGCGGCGCTGGCTGGCCTGCAAAGGTCCGCTCGCGTCGCGCGCGCTAAGGGTTTTAATAGGTTCTAATAGGGTAGGGTGCCACACAGTCACCTTTTCGTGCAA